AACTTCGCCCGCGAGATGACCGATTTCGCTGTGAGGTACACGCCTGGCAGTAGCATCTGGTATTTGCGCCTAGCGACAGAGCGCATGCTCGTGGACCAGATACGCCTGGCAACCGACCCGAAGGCCAGAAAAACATTCCGACGCCGCACACGTCGCTGGGAGCGCGACTATGATCAAGGCTCCTGGTGGCAGCAGGGTGACTTCCTTCCTCGACGCGGCCCAGATTTGGGCAACGTGGCGCCGTAATGATTGCTATTTTTTCCATAACTCAAAAGGACCGCTGGTATGGCTGACTATCCTATAACCGCCGTGGATCGGCGCGTCGTTTACTCCGGCAGCGCTGGAACCGGCCCATATAATTTCTCGTTCCCCGTTCTGACGGCGACCGACATTGATGTTTATAAGGACACGACGAAGCTCACGCTGACGACGGACTACAGCGTCACGATCTCAGCGACCGACGGCACCGGTAGCGTAACCCTCGGGAGCGCCGCCAGCGGCAGCAATACAGTGACCATCGTTGGCGCCAGGGCGATCCAGCGCACGACAGACTTTGTGACCGCCGGCGATCTGCTTGCCTCGAGCTTAAACGTCGAGCTCGACAGTCAGACGATATTTGTCCAGCAAGCAAGCGAGGACGCGACGCGCGCAATCAAGGCGCCGGTTACGGACCCCACAAGCATCGATATGACGCTGCCGGCGAAGGCCTCGCGCAAGGGCAAGTACCTGGCGTTTAACACCACGACCGGCGACCCGGAAGCGGGCGCGTCGTCTGACGATGTCACAACGCTTGCCGCAGTCACGACCGACATCGCCACGCTTGCGGACATCGAGGACGGAACCGTCGCGACGGACGCGATCCAGACTGTCGCAGGGATCAGCGGCAACGTATCTACGGTCGCAGGCATTTCGTCTAACGTCACGACTGTCGCAGGGATCAGCGCAGACGTAACGACCGTTGCGGCAGATGGCACGGACATCGGCACGGTCGCGGGTATTGCCGCCAACGTAACCACGGTTGCTGGTATCAGCAGTGACGTGACGACCGTTGCGGCGGACGGCACAGACATTGGAACTGTGGCAGGTATCAGCGCAAACGTGACGACTGTTGCTGGCATCAGCAGCGATGTAACGACTGTGGCTGGTATCAGCGGCGACGTATCGTCTGTTGCGGCACAGGTCGTTGGGTACAACTTCTCAACCACAACTGCGATGGCTGACCCCGGTAGCGGCAACGTGCGCTTCAACAACGCCACGCTTGCCAGTGTAACGGCGATTGCGATTGACGATCTGGACGCAAACGGTGTCGATCAGTCTGCATACATCGCGCTGTTTGACGACAGCACGAACACGGTCAAGGGTACGCTGGTGTTCCGCACAGGCGGCGGCGATGTTGCGACGTTCAACATTACGGGTCTGACCGACAACACGGGCTGGTTTCAGATCGCGGTTACGCACGTTGCGTCATCCGGCACATTCTCCAACGCCGAAGACACATTCATTGGCTTCACCCGCGCTGGTGACAAAGGCGCTGACGGTGCTGGCTCTGGCGATGTTTCTGGTCCGGGTGCATCTGTAACAGACAACGCAGTCACGCGCTGGGATGGCACGAGCGGTCAGCTAGTGCAGAACAGCAGTGTCATTGTGGATGATAGCGGCAATGTCGGTATTGGTACTTCGCCTTCTTACAGGCTGCACATTAGCAATGGTTCCTCCACTGGAACGGCGATGCAGTTGCAAACCACTGGTTCAGGCCACAACTTTGACATGGTTGATGGAACCGGCACGGCGAGATTTCGTAACGTCAATGGTGAGATGCGTCTATATGGCGACGTAAATAGTGGCGGCAATGGAAACATTATCTTTGCCCCTCAAGGCACCGCCGAACGTATGCGTATCGACAGCAGCGGGAATGTCGGTATCGGAGATAGCGCAGCCACTGCAATGCTGGATGTCGCCGGAGACGCTGCTTTTGGTTCAGTTGCTAGTTCCGCAATTACTGGTGCAATGGTGAACATTCGTCAGCCTATGGCCTATAATCCAGCTGATGGAGATGGGACATCTGCGATAAACATCATTACCCAAACAACCATTACAAATGGCTCCAAAATGGGTGGTATCTCATGGGCCAGAATGACTTCGAATGGTGGCACCACTGGTGCTTCTATTTCGGGTATTGGCGAAACAACATCTGCCGTTGGTCTAGCTTTTGGCACTGGTACTAACAACACAGAACGTATGCGTATCGACAGCAGCGGCAACGTCGGTATTGGTATTAGCCCGTCCTACGACCTCGACGTAACTGGCGACATTAACTTCACCGGCACGCTCTACCAGAACGGCTCCGCTTTTTCCGGCGGCTTAAGCGTCTACGCCGCCGGTGAGGTTGTAGGCGGCACTACGACTATCAGCCGCGGCGTATGGACGGACGTTACGTTCACAGAAACCGCAGATAGTGGCACCACTTTTAACGGCACAACATTTACCGTCCCTGCTGGAGAGGGCGGTGTCTACGAGCTTATTGCGTGGGTCGAGGGGGATTACAACAGCATTGGGAACGACGGCGAAGCCGCCGGGATACGCTTCGACAAAAACTCCGGCACTATTTTGGCCGAGGCTAGTTTTCTCAATTTAGACCATTCTGACCGAAATCAGGTTATCAACACCTCTTACATGGGCAGCTTGGCGGCTGGAGACACAATCGTTGTGGAAGCAAGGTTTGTTGATGGCAACGCGTCCGGTAGCGCAACGCTGAGAGACGCGGCCGTAACAATCAAGAAGGTAGCTTAACATGGCAGATATCGCATGGAAAATCGAAGCCTACGTCGGCCGCCGCGTTGACTTCAACTCTGAGTGTGAGTTGGTTCAGCATCCCGATGGCGGCATCGAAATAACCAAGTGGGCCGTCGTCGGAAAAGACAAGCCGACGACCGCGCAGCTTGACGCACTTGCGGCAGAAGCCGACGCCCTATTAGCGAAGGGTCAGTTTGTTACCACCCGCAAAAACGCCTACCCGTCAATCGGTGAGCAACTTGACATGATGTATTGGGACGGCGTCAACGGCACGACTGTTTGGCGCGACACCATCGCGGCGGTGAAGACAGCAAACCCAAAACCGGCGGAGTAACATATGTCTACAGTAAATCAGAGGACAAAGAGATGACGACGCACGAATGGGTGATCGAAGCTATCGACACCGCCAAGGTTGAAGGCGACCTAACTGACGTGGCGAAAACTGTCAATTGGCGCATGAACGCAGTGGACGGCGGAGACACGGCAACCGCGTATGGCACCGTTGAACTCGACCCGGCTGACGCCGATGGCTTCGTGGCGTTCGACGCGCTGACTAAAGATCAGGTCATCGCGTGGGTCATCGACAAGCTGGACATGAGCGAAGCCGACATTCAGGCCGCTCTTGCGCAGCGCATTGCCGACGACCGCGATCCGCCTGTCGTGCAAAAGCTGCCTGCTGGTTGGTGATGCTCCGCGCGCTTGTCATCGCCGCGTGCCTAGTCGCAACGCCGCTCTCTGCACAGCAGCAGCTTACCTGCGTACCTGACGCTGCGGCTGCGGACGAGGCATCGCGCAATGCCGGTGAGGAGTTAGCCTTTGATGGTGAGACGACAGGCGGCGTCGGCATGCGATTTTACATCTCACCGACCACCTGGACCGTTTTCTTCGAGCGCGACGGCGCTTGGTGTACCGCGCCCAGCATGGTCGGGAAAATCCGCCGACCGAGCGCAGCATGAACGACGAGCTGAAAACCGGCTTCGACCTGGCAGCGGTCGCGGGGGGCTTTGGATCGTGGCTTGCGCTCCTGCCTGACATCGCCGCACTGCTGTCAATCGCGTGGCTGGCGCTTCGCATTTGGGAAACGGATACCGTCAAACGGTGGACACGGCGCGGCTGATGGACGGCGCTATAGACATACGCCTGATCGTGACCTTGCTCGGGGTCGCCGCATCCATCTTCGGAGGCGCGGCTGTCGCCAAAATGCGAATAAAGGATTTGCAACAGGCGATCTCTGAAATCCACGCAACCATCAAGGTCAACGATAGGCGCATCGATAGTCTTGAGAGCGCTGAGAACGTCATCAAGCAGCGCCTTGATATTATCGCGAGGATGAACTCGCCGGAAAATCTGCGCCGCGACCATATCGCAATGGCAACCTTGGTTAGAGACTGCGAACAGCTCAGAAAAGAAATGGACCACCAGCTTCATATCCATAACTCAAAGCATATTCCCGTGAGCAATGAGAGGGTCGCAACATGATTGGTTTAATCGGTGCGGTCTTGCCCTCAGTAATGGAGGTGGCCGGGAGGTTTTTACCTGAAGACAAAGAGAAGCGCGCCGCCGCCGAGCGTGAGATCGAGGCGCAACTAACCGCGCACCTAGCAGCGGTGGACCTAGCGCAGATAGGTGTAAACCAGCAGGACGCCAAGGGTAATTGGTTTCAGTCGTCCTGGCGACCGCTGACGGGCCATATTTGTGCTGCGTCCCTAGGGTGGACTTTCCTTCTCCAGCCTATGGCGTCGTTCGTTCTTGCTCAAATGGGGTTGCTGGTTGATCTGCCCGCGCTAGATATGAGCCAGATGATGCCAATCCTGCTTGGTATGTTGGGGTTAGGCGGGCTCCGTAGCTATGAGCGCACCAAGGGCGTCGCTAAATGACCCAAATCTACAACACTGATCAGATAGCCAAAGACCTGCGCCAGGAAGAGGGCTATCGCCGCTTCGCCTATGAGGACAGCGTGGGCTTTGCGACCATAGCCATAGGCCGCTGTATCGCCGAGGGCCACGGCTACGGGATCGATGAGGAAGAAGCCATGTGGCTACTGTCCAGGGACATTGAGCGTGTCGCCAGGGATTGCGAGGGTGCGTTCAATTTCTGGGGCGATGTCTCAAACAACATTCGCGAGACGCTGATAATGCTCGTATTCCAGATGGGACTAGCTGGAGTGCAGCGCTTTTCCAAAATGCTTCGAGCAATAAGCCAGCAAGATTGGCCAGAAAGCGCGGCGCAGCTACTCGATAGCCGCTTCGCCGCTCAAACGCCAGCTCGAGCAAAGCGAATGGCAAAGCGCCTGGCGCGCGGTTGAAATTCCCAAGCCACACGCTGGGCGATTTGTGCGAGGCGATAGCGCTGAAGGAGCTGACCGCGCGTGGCTACTGGGTGTTCACGACGACGCAAGCGCATAGCCCGATTGATCTTATAGCCGTCGCGCCAGGCGGCGAGGTGCTTTACGTCGATTGCAAATATGACCGCAAGCGCACAAACCCTGATCGCAAAACGCCGTCGCGAATATATCGCAAGCGCACGGATCAGCAGAAACTACTCGGCGTCAGGATTTGCTACGTTGATCCCGACGCCGAGGAAATCGTTATTCCAGGACTTTGATCGACCTGGCCATTGCGATGCGCTTTTCGATGTAGCCTTGAGCTTGCAAGGCGTCGACGATGCGGGCGACGCCGCTGACCGAGCGACGCCCTGTTGCTTGTTGCAGCTCCCGGTACGATGGGCTGTAGTTATGCTCGGCAATAAAGGTTTTGATTATCTCCAGCATCTCACTTTGTCGCTTAGTCATAGCGTCAGCTCCTTCACGCGCAGGGATTTAGCTCGAGCTGCCGGCTTTGCCTCAACGCTGAAAGCCTTGCGCGGCGAGGACATTGGCCAAGCGACCTCCGCGAATACGTTGCCGTCGTCATCCTTTGCGATGCCTTTAGGGTGCATGCCAATGTAATCCATCAGCCGCGCCGAAACTGCATCGACAAGTTTCTTTGAGGCCTTCTCCGCAGCCTTCGCCGCGATCAGGTCCATGACTAGTTGCGAGTGCTCACTGTCAAACTGCACTGCCGGCAGATCGTTCTCGGGCTTCGAGTAAGCCGACGCGGCGTCGTTTGGCGAGATAGCCGGATACCACTCCGCAAGATTTTGCGTTGTGTAAAGCTCCATCTTCGCATCAAAGTCGATTACATCCTCGCGGATCTTTGACTGCATTGCGGCGTCTGTGCCGCACAAGTAAATCCGCAGCTCAGTCCCCTGGTAAAGCGTGAAGATAGCGCTCCACGAGTATCCGCTACACATCATTAAGCCTTGGACCTGGACGGGGCCGCGATACGCGGCTGGCACGTCAAGGGCGTTTGCCCTAGTCAACTTCGCTTCAGCCACTCCAGGGCCGTCCAGGACGATGCTAGTGCCATCCATGACATAGATGCCAGCAGCCGGATCATGCTCGATCACGCGACCGTCACCCGCGAGGATGCCGTCCATCGACCCTTGCAGCTTGATCTCGGCGTGGTCAAACCGCTCGGTGACCTGGGTGTTGATATCCAGGCCAAGGCGTTTGGCGCCCTCGACAAGGATTGTGTCCTCCAGCTCGTTGCCCCAGTACGCAGCTTCACCGGCGGCGGTGCGGTCAGCTCGTGGGTCACGTCCGTCCTGGACAGCATCCCACGCCTTCATGCTTTTTTGCAGCTCGTCATTTGGCGACGACCAGGGCGACATGCCGAAGAGCGCCGGCAACCTCGAGCACGACATAACGTGGTCGTCG